ATAGTCAGATTGTTGTTCTAGGCTCCGCTAACTATACTCCATTCATGCAGATGCCTACTCATCACAGACGTGGCGTCATTGAAGACTTCTTGGACATCCAGATTTTCTCTATTATGAACTCAATACTCAAGGATAAGATCACCGCTAATAGAAGCGCAATCAACGATATTGAGTATAAAATCGATTTGTGTGACCAAAAGATTGAAATGCATTCAAAGCATATTAATACCATCCGGGCAAATACGAATGGGTTGATTAAACAGAAGAATAAAAAGATCAAAGAGCACGAAGCGGCTATTAAAAAGTTGACGAAAGATACTGACACTCTAGCTAAACAGGTCAGTAAACTTAACGAAAAGATTAGTGATCATGAAAAGGTCAGTAACCGTAAGAGTAAACTTGTCAAGATGGAATCCGCTCTTGAGGATAAGGTCCGCGCATTGAGTAGAGAGATTCAGTTCTTTCACGATCACGACAACTGCCCAACATGTAAGCAGGGTATTGATCATGACTTTAAGAATGAAACAATCTCCAAGCGTGAGAATAAGACTAAAGAAGTGCGCGACGCTCTAATTAAACTTGAGACAGAGATCAATGTAGCGTCAACACGTCTTGCTGATATCGCTGTATTGAATAATGAGATCACAAAGCTTAACGCTAGTATTAGTGAGCACAACTCTCAGATAGGATTCTATAATCGTTACATCTCAGATCTTAATGATGAGATCGAAGAGTTAAATGATCAGGCAAATAATATTGATTCTGAATCTAAAGATACAACTAAGTTCCAAGAAGAGCTTAAGACTCATAAGCGTGATAAGGAAGATCTATCTAAAGAGAAGTCTGTACATGAACTAGCAAGTCACCTTCTAAAGGATACTGGAATCAAGACTAAGATCATTCGTCAATATATTCCTATTATGAATAAGCTTATTAATAAATATCTCGCATCGATGGACTTATTTGTGAACTTTGAATTGGATGAATCTTTTAATGAAACTATTAAGTCGCGTTTCCGAGATAATTTCTCGTATGCCTCTTTCTCCGAGGGCGAAAAAATGCGTATTGATCTCAGCCTTATGTTTACTTGGAGGGCTATTGCTAAGCTCCGTAATAGTGCTAGTACTAACTTACTCATTATGGACGAAGTATTTGACTCATCACTCGATGCGGCTGGTACGGAAGAGTTTCTCAAAATTCTTGAATCACTAACTGGTGATTCAAACGTGTTTATCATTTCACATAAAGGTGATCAGTTGTTCGATAAGTTCCACTCGATTATTAAGTTTGAAAAGCACGCCAACTTTTCACGCATCGCTACGCAGTGAATTAATTTTTGTTATCTTGGATTCGTTTGGATTTATCTTTTTTAGGTTTTCTCATTTTTGCTAAAGTTTCTGGCTTGTGTTTATATCCTATTTTTGGCGCCGGTGGAGCTCCAATAGCATTATTCAGCCAATCTTCTCTAGTTTTTACTTTGAGTTTAGTTAGTACATTTTGTTCCCACAATTGACACTGTTCCCTTGTATCAAATATTTTTCGTATTTGTACATCAAAAGATTCTTTACCATGTTCCTTTATAAGTTGTTTTACTTTTTTTGATGATGTAAAATACGTATTCCATAGGTCATTAGGATGGCAGCCTGTTTTCCATCGGGCTCCATAATAATGTTGATTCGTTACTCTATTATAGATATAGTAAGTAAAATAAACAGTGTACATTATAGTCTCCATGTAGTATAGTGTATTTTATAGAAAACAGGTTTTTGTAGGATTGCAGCATGAACAAAGAAGTATATAATCTAAACAACGGACCGGTATTCATTGATAATACTGTATGGATATCATACAGTTGGAATTTGTTAAACAAGTAAATAGGTATTGTAGATGTCAAAAAGATATAACCATTGGTTCTGGAACTCAAAGAAGATGTATTGGTTCGCTCAGCAAGTGACTTATTTTAGTTGCTGTCTACAGCGTAGGGTGCATAGGAGATGAAGTATAACCTTGTAGGGTGTTTTGATCCTATTCTAAAACAGCCCGTAGAAAATTTTGATTTTAATAATCCTCCAATAATTCCAATAGATTTAGCTTGCAATTTAGCCGAAACTATGCTATATTATAATGGATACGGTTTATCAGCCAACCAATGTGGCCTTCCATATCGTGTATTTGTACTGCATGGCGGCGAAGAGATCATTACGTGTTTTAATCCGCGGATCGTAGATGTGTCGAACGAAGACATTCTTCTTGAAGAAGGATGCTTATCGTTTCCAGAATTGATTGTTAAGGTCAAGCGCGCGCGTAGAATCAAAGTACGCTATGCTGATCCTAACGGTGAAATCGAAACACGTACGTTTGACGGTATTACCGCTCGATGTTTTCAGCATGAGTTAGATCATCTTGATGGGGTAACTTTTTTACAAAGAGCGTCAAAAATTCATAAAGATAAGGCAATGAAGGTTCTTAAACGCCTAAATAGATCCAATAAGAAACAAGGTGCCCTTCCACCTACAAACTAGGAATTCAAAATATGACTGCTAAGACACACGCGTACAGCGAAATCTTTTACTCAATCCAGGGTGAAGGAACTTACACGGGCGTACCTACTGTTTGGCTACGCTTCTTCCTTTGCAATCTACAATGCAATGGCTTTGGTCAAAAAGACCCTACTGATGAATCCACATATAAGCTGCCGTATAAAGACTTTGATGCTTCATCTGTGAAAGCTATCGAAGATCTTCCTGTATGGGAATTTGGTTGCGATTCATCTTACTCATGGTCGTCTAAGTTCAAGCATCTTCAACATCGTCATACTGCTGCTGAGATCTGTGATCGCATTAGTGAGTCTATGGCAAATGAACATAACCCATATGGTCTCTTTAAGCACCCACTTTCAGGTCTTGAGCAGCATATGTGCTTTACTGGTGGTGAACCTCTACGACCCCCAGCTCAAGCAGCGGTTGTAGAGATCCTAAGAGAGTTTATTGCCCGAGATAACGCGCCTAAGTTTATTACCTTTGAGACAAATGGAACGCAAGAGCTTATTCCCGAACTATTCCAGTTCTTTGTTATGGAGATGCCAAACACAGAAGTATTCTTCTCAGTATCTCCTAAGTTGTTTACTGTATCGGGTGAGCTTGCTGCGAAAGCTATTAAGCCTGATAGAGTAGCAATGTATGAACGTCTTATCTATAACTCTAACGGACATATTAAAACTGTAGTGGGCGCTGAACAACGCCAGTGGGATGAGCTGGATAGCGTGATAAGACAGTTCCGTGAAGCTGGAGTTACCTGGCCAGTATGGGTAATGCCTGTAGGTGCGACGGAAGAAGCACAGCAAGGTACTTTGAATGGTTATGCGTCAGCTGGTGATGTTGCTGAGATGGCATTCAAGCGTGGTTATAATGTATCAGCCAGAGTGCATGTGTATCTCTGGGGAAATCTAATTGGAGTTTAATAATGGATGCTAAAGAAAAAGCCGCTTACCTTCTAGACAAGGGTTATATCATCAACGAGCATCCTAACTCTTTGTTTGAGCTTTCGGATAAGATTGAAGCGCAGGCAGAAACAGCTGATCTTCCTGTGACGACTAACATCTCTTCACCAGCTACAATCATTGATTATACCCATGCACACTTTCTAAAGGGTATCGAAAAGATTGCGCAACAGATTAGAGATGATAACTGGCACCCTGATTATATTGTGGGAGTCGTCCGTGGTGGGGCTGTACCAGCAGTTTACTTGTCACATAAACTAAAGATTCCTGTCCAGATGGTTCGATGGAATACTCGTGATAAGACTGAACTAGACAATGAGAGTAATTGTTGGATTCCTGAAGATATTCTTGCAGGTAAAAACGTTCTTATTGTAGAAGACATTATCGATAGTGGAGAGACTATTAGAGAGTTGATTGCAGACTGGAAAAGTTCTGTAAGAGATGAATTACCTCTTGATTTTATTAGAGTAGCTGCTATGGTATATAATATAAGTCAAAACGTTAAAGTTGACTACAGCGATATTGCTATTGATATAGAAGTTGAAAAGAGGTGGTTTATGTTTCCCTGGGAAGGTTAACAATTACTATGATACTTTTTGAAGTTCTGAATGTCCATAGTCTTTTCGCATTTATGACAGGTGAATTGTAATTTACCAATTTGCCATCCGTCAATAATATCTTCAGGTAAGACGCGACGTTGCTCAGAACCATTATTGATATAGATTGTATTTTTAGCAGACGTTAAATTAAGATGACTGTTTTTATAATTGTCTTTACTATGTTTCGGTTTACGCATTTTACGTTTTGTTTCTTCGGATAGCTTAATTCCCTTTCTAGAAGGTCTGTTTTTCATTCCTTGGACCCAACCTTCTGATTGAGAAGTATCGCCACCATCTAGTTGTTCTACGATCAGGTTCGCCCATTGATCTGAATCAACTATATTATTCTCTTTAGAGAATTCTACGGCGAAGTTTTTAGCTTGTTGTGGGTCATTAAAAGACCATACGTGAGTAGTTAGGACATGATCAAAGCCATACTTACGGTAATGACGTTTCCATTTAACTCCTGATCCTTTGTATGTAAAAGGATTTTGTACCGTTTTACCAAAGTATTTTAAGCCTGTAAGTGAATGTTCTTTAATATATAGATTAATCATTTGCAATGACCTCTGAAGTATGTTATACTATATTTATAATCTCACTATTTGCGTGGGAGAACGTGGGAGAATTTGAAAGACAATTATGAACAATCCACATTTTATTTTAGACATGGAAACTATTGGTCAATCGATCTTTACTATTCCAGTAGTCAATTGCGCTTATACGATCTTTGATTGGGATAGGTTTACATCTACCAAACCATATACATTCGAAGAGATTGTTGAGAGTGTTAAACTCGACAAACTTGACGTTCAATATCAGGTTAAGGAACAGGGCTGCATTATTAAGCAGAGTGATCTTGATTGGTGGAAAGATCAAGGAGCGTTCGCTCTGAAGCAGATTCGTCCATCTAAAGAGAATGATATCCTTCCTGATCAGTTTATTAGTAACCTGAAGGCATACATCGGCACTACCAAAGTTAATAAGTGGTGGTCACGTGCTAACGTATTTGATCCAGTAATCCTACAGCGACTTGTAGAGAGATCCTCAAAGCATGATATGGTAGAGATGAATAAGCTTCTCCCATATTGGAATGTAAGAGATACGCGTACGTTTATTGATACGCGTTTTGATTTTAAGTTAAAGTATAACTCATTCTGTCCAATGGAAGACGAGGGTGAATGGAATAATAAGTTTGTTAAGCATTACTCACCTCATGACATTGCAGCGGATATTCTTCGTATGCAAAGGATTGAACAGGTTGTGAACAGTTAAGGATAAAATATGTTCAATTACAAATATACATCTACTAAGAACTATAACCAGATTGGCCCAGTTGCGTATCGTCAATGGCGCGCTGATAGTCATTGTAATCTAATTCATGGATATGCAATGTCATTTCGTGTATTCTTCTCCACAGATTGTTTAGACGCACGTAACTGGGCCATGGACTATGGTGGCCTCAAGCCACTGAAACAATCACTTGAAGAGTGGTTCGATCATACGCTACTTGTAGCAGAAGATGATCCTAAGGCAGACGTATTCCGTCTGCTTGAAAAGGAAGGTCTTGCTAAGCTTCGCTGGGTCGAAAAGACTGGATGTGAAGGCCTTGCTGACTTCCTGTATGACTATATTAATGAAATCTTTCTACCGGATTATGGTACAGAAGAGGCAAATCGTCTCTGGTGCACCAAGGTAGAAGTACGTGAAACAGATAATAACATGGCATACCGCTCTGGTGATCGACCTGGACGTATTCATCCAGTGACTCACTTCGAAAACGTTATTATACACCCAAAGGATTAAATAATGACTGAACTTAAACATCCCGATCCCAAATTACACTTGCTCGTTAGCGTATTAAAGAGTGGTGTGCGTATTATAGCATGCATCGGTGCTGCTACGTATGGATCAGCTATTATACTGGCTGTAGGTTTTGGTATTGCCGAAGTAATTGGTATTTTCGAAGAACTCGTATAAGTGCGCCCTAAAACTTCCACGTACTATAATTATAACTGAAGGATTAATAAATGAAAATAAGTGATAAGATCCGTGAAGATTTGGATGCAAAAAACATTCGATTCTGGGCCGGAGATAATATATCCGAGTATATCGAAGATGGTGATATCGAAGACCTTATTGATGAGGCGGCTGAAGCTTTTGAAACCGTACTAGATGCTCTTATCATTGACCGTCAAAATGACCCGAACTCTAAAGGAACGGCTCGTAGACTTGCAAAAATGTACTTCTATGAGATCATGAGCGGTCGATATGAGCCACGGCCAGATGCGACCGCATTTCCTAATACAGACGAGGCTACTCGTTATGAAGGTATGCTCGTGGTGCGCTCTGAAATCAAATCTGTGTGCTCACATCACCATCAGCCAGTGAATGGTGTCGCTTATATTGGAATCATTCCTGGTGATAAGGTGATTGGTCTTTCTAAGTATACTCGTATTGCTCAATGGTGCTCTCGTCGTGGTACACTGCAAGAAGAACTCTGCAATGATATCGCGCGTGAGATTCAAGCTGCAACAGATAGTGATGACGTTGCAGTATATATTGGCGCAGAACATGGTTGTTGTACTAATCGTGGAATTATGGCTACTAGTAGTTTAACACAAACAACTGTGCTTCACGGCCTATTCAATGACGCTGACGTTAAGAAAGAGTTTTTCGATAATATTGCTCTTCAACAACAACATGTTAGGGGGATGTAATCCAGTAATATTGTTCAGGGTGTTCTTCCATTAAATCGTAAAGTACCTTCCAGTGTTTAAAGTTATAATGGCGCAATGCAGCAGCTCTTGAAATAAATTTACCTGCAGGGGTCATTATAGCTTTATTACGGTGGTTTGTTTTACGCATTCGCGCTCTTTGTTCTGGGGTTTTCATAGGGTTATTATGCATCATTCGAGATCGAACGATTTCAATAATATGTGGTTTAGAAAAATTATTATCTTTTCCGGTTAAATAATTGCCCGCTGATTTTCCAAACATGGAATAAGCATAAGATAATTTTATTCTTGTATTACCCTCAGTCATATTGATAAGAAGCCTATGTACAACACGATGCTGTTTATATGTTAGTAATACAAGATTTGTAGGATCATCTGTGCCACCCATACATTTTGGTATAATATGATGATATTGTTTACCATCATTGGGTTCTTTGATATTATTGCTTGCACCTTTTATTATTTTATAATATAATAATGTATATTTATTTTCTAAAAACATTTTAATAATCCCTTCTCTAACACTATATTTATAATTCTGGTTGTTGTGAGAACAGAGGTATTATGGCGCACTCGAGTCTGACTCAGACTACTGTACTTCGTGGTCAGTTTCAAGAGCCTGATGTTAAGAAAGAATTCTTTGATAACATCGCCCTACAACAGAACTTTGCGAGAGATTAATTATGCAAGCTATAATTGATAAAGCTAATGAGTTAAAAGATCTATGTGAATTTCATGGTCTTGGGGACCCTTTTACTGGGAATCGAATGAGAGAGATGCTTATGTCTTTTATATTAAAACAAAAGATAGGAGAAAGCTACTCTGGACCTGATGGTTACGATGAGCGAGGGAAATGTGAATATAAGTCAACTATTGGACCTAAAATCAAAGCAACATATAATGGTATTAGCAGAAAACCGAGCTGGGAGGAACAAGTAGTATATTTGAATGAAAAACTTGGGAATATAAATCATTACGTGGCACGATTTGATAAAGTAAATATAGTTGAATTATATAAGCTTGATGGTGACGCTGTAGTTAATATTATTCTTCCTAGAATAAAAAAACAATATTTTGACATACATACTCATAGAGCAGATCCAAGATTAGTGACAATACTATCTACCGGCGCTATTTACTCTATAGGAGAAAGAATTGGTACTATTTCATAAACATTTAATCATCAGAGCAGAACTCGATAAGCCACCAATGGATCTCGAAGAGATCAAAACGTGGATGAAAGATCTTGTAAATGAAATCGATATGAATATACTTATGGGTCCGTATGCCGTGTATAGTGAAATGCCTGGCAATCGAGGAATTACAGCAGTAGCGATTATTGAAACATCTCACATCACATGTCATGTTTGGGATGAGAAATCACCTGCTTTGATGCAATTGGATGTTTACACCTGTTCTACGCTCGATCCATATGAAGTAACAGAGGCACTTAAAGTCTTTGAACCGACTAAGATCGAAATGAAGTTTATCGATCGTGAGTATAACCTAATGGAGTTACCAGTATGACAAAAGAAGAACCCCTATCGCTCAACGCTGAAGAGGCTATTATAATCTTTACTGCCCAAGGAGATTTTATCTCTAGGATAAACAGATTTGTAGACTCAGTAGAGTTTTATTCTATTCCATTACATATGCAAAAGTTTATGATTGAAAATAAAGAGCTACACGAAGCCACTTACAAGAAAGTCGCTGCATATTTAAGTACAAAAGGCTGTGGACAGGTTCCAATGGATATCTTTAATTTTGATACTAAGAACAATATTAAGCCACGAGGCGGCATTTAAATGGTTTGGTATGAAAATTCTGAAGACCGCTTTGGAGTGCGCGGTAATATTGGAGATCAAGGTGAAGCTCTAGTACAGCAGTTTTGTTTAGATACTGGTAGGGTATGGAAAGACTGTAATGATTACCACAGCCAAGTGATACTAAAGATTGATTGTTTAGTTGATAGTGTTTCAGTAGATGTTAAGACAAATGTTAAGAATAACAAACATATTGTTGAGTTAGACGGGTGGTTGCAAAATACTTCTGCGGAACGCATTTATCCTGTTGATTTAATTAACAAAAGGATCTATAGTTATAATATAGAAGATATGCGGCAGTATATCGATACAGAAAGATACTATGTCTTTTTTTCAAATGGAAAAAGATTAGCTTCTGTAAGTATTCATCTCCCCTTTATTGAAAGACTATTATGAGAATAGCCCATGAAAGCCCGTTGTGTATCTTTGATGAGGTACAAGCGGCAACAGATTACGATTACGCGTTAGTACATTTGTATGAAGAGAATCCAGAGTACCTAGCTAAGTTTGAAAAAGCGATTCAGGACGGACGACATGTCATTCTAGATAACTCAGTATTCGAGCTAGAGACTGCGTTCGACTCGGAACGCTTTTTGTATTGGATCAATAAGACCAAACCGACTGAGTATATTATTCCAGACGTGCTTGAAGATTCTTACTCTACTATTGTTAAGCTTGGTGAGTGGAAAACTCTTTATGAGGGTCGTGTAGAGACTGGTTCAAAAACGATTGGTGTGGTTCAGGGTAGGAACTATGATGACATTGTATGGTGTTATGATCATATGAAGGATTTAGTTGATAAAATTGCTATCTCATTCGATTATTCGTTTATGTGCCCTGATACTATTACTGATCCAGAGCAACGCTGTCACGCGTTTATGCGGGGACGTGGAATGCTACTTAAGGATATGCTTAAAGATGGTGTGATTGATATAAGTAAACCTCATCACCTTCTCGGTGCATTCCTACCGCAGGAGTTTAAATTCTACAGAGAATACGATTGGATTGATACGATTGATACTTCTAATCCAGTTGTAGCTGGAATAAACAATACACGATATCATTCTGTATTCGGCCTTAATACAAAAGAAAAGACTAAACTCATCGAATATATGAATGATGAGTTGACTTCAGAACAGAAAGAGGCTATATTTTATAATATAGAGACGTTTAGAGGATTCTGTAAATGAAGTGGGTAGCTATGTTCAGTCAGACGGGTAGTGAGATCGTAACGATCTCGCGTGCTCTTGGTAGAGCGCCTGATATGATAATTACAAATAATAAAACTAGTGAGTTTCGGCATCCTGAGTTAAATACCTTAGGCGCATTTATTATGATTGACTCACATAGTAATATTTGTGATTATCTGCTTGAACTCGAAACCCCGAGACTAATTACATTGCATGGCTATATGCGTATCCTACCTGCTGATGTTGTAGAGAAGCATGAGATCATTAACGGGCATCCCGGTGATATTATTAAATATCCAGAACTCAAGGGTAAAGACCCACAATCAAAGGCAATCGATCTACAGCTAAAGTCTACTGGTGTTGTGTTACATAAGGTTAATGCTGAGGTTGATGAGGGTGAAATTCTAAGTCATCGAACATATGGTATTCCACAGTTTATGCCATATGGCGCTGACGAGCTTATTAATGACCTTAAAGTCATGCAGTCGCAGATGTGGGTAGAGCTTCTAAAAGAAAGATTTGATGTATGAGAATTGGTATTAGTGCTTTTGTTTACATCTATCAAAGTGCCATTGCTTCATAGCATTACCTCTTCCTACTTTACCACAATGCGGACAAGTATGTGTTTTATGTATAAAACCTTTAAGTGCTTTTGATCTTTTATTAATTGTTTCAACAGATTGTTTAGTTCCTAATCTTACCTTTCTAATTTTTTCCTTTGTATCAGTAGATAACTTCGCGCCTTTTCGAGGTCCTGGTTTACCTTCTCTAACTTTAAGGGATATTACTCTTGCAGCTTTAAAAGTATCACGGCCCTTTAATATATGTACCCATTTACCATTTTTAATATTATTATGATTAACGGAAACAGAACCAATATATTCTTCTGTGATTGCGTCTTTTACTGTAGTTACCCCTGATTTGCCGCCCTTCCCGCCGAGTCTTAAATTGTAACATAACGGATCATTAATCACATCATATGTTACTATTTCTCGTTCCTTATCATATGCAGCGGTTTCATCTGTAAATTCATATAAAGTTTCTCTCTCAAAATACTCTAAACCATATTTTTTAATAGCACGTTTAAGATACGATCCAGAACCTTTATACCAATCTCTGGTGTTATTATGAACACCAATGTAAAATTTATTATTGATTTTATTTGTAGTCTTGTATATAATAAACATATAAGTATACCTGTAATATTAATCCTCATGTTATTTATAATTTAGGAGAAGTCAAATTCGTATAGGAATATCAGGAGCCCAGTCGGTCGGTAAGACTACGCTGTTAAATGCGTTGCGTTCGGAAAAGTGCTTCAAGGATTATGATATCCGTAACGAGGTAACGCGTACAATTAAGAGCTATGGTATCAATATTAATGAACAGGGCTCAGATATATCTCAGCTGATCATTATGAAAGAGCATATCTATAATGCGATTATGTTTGACAATATGTTGACAGACCGTACTGCGCTTGATGGTATTGTTTATACTACATATCTCTATAATACGGAAAAGGTTTCCCCGCCTACGTTTATTGAGTGCTATAGAATGTTTGAAAAGCTTATTCCGATGTATGATTACATTTTCTATATTAAACCAGAGTTTGAACTTGAGGATGATGGTGTTAGATCTGCTGATATAGAATGGCAAGATCAAATTGCAACTATGTTTGAGAGATATATTGAAACAGAGAAAGTACCAGTTGTTAACGTGTCTGGTTCTGTACGCGAACGAGTAAATACAATTCTAAAGACTATCGGAGAAATTAAATGAATGAAATTGAGGTAATTGCTTCTAAGCACCTTGGCAAAGCCGGTGATGGTTCCGTAGTTAAACCATATGTAACACCAGACACCGTTGACGCTAGTTTACTTGTTGGTGTCCCGCGTATTTTAAATCGTACAGCGTATGAGATTGATGAAGATGATCTTCCGTTTAAGGGAGCAGATACTTGGAACTGCTATGAGTTCTCAACGCTGACTAATAATGGATTTCCCGTAACTGGCTTGATGCGAATCGTATATAATTCTAACTCTAAGTGCATCGTCGAGTCAAAGTCTCTTAAGTTGTATCTCAACTCATTCAATATGATGAGGAATGGCGATACAGTCGAGGAAGTTATTGAGAATGTAGAGTATCAGGTATATAATGACCTCACACCATTATTGTTCGATACGCCAGCAGATCACTCCTTTTCATATCTAAGTAACGGGGTCCAAGTAGCATTAGTGTTTGAAGATTCAAACGTAACAAAACCAATTACCGGGGACTTTTGGTCGATTGAGAATTATATCGATCCAACTAGAGTATCATTCGATCACTTTAATGAGTCTCCAGATATTCTTGAAGTAATTGACTCTAGTGATAGTATTACTAATCGCTGGCGCTCAGCAGTACTTCGCTCTAATTGCCGTGTTACTAATCAACCTGACTGGGGTGATGTGTATATTGCTATTAGGGGTAAAAAGACTGTAACACCAACATCTCTTCTTCAGTATATTGTATCGATGCGTAAAGAGAATCACTTTCACGAAGAGATTTGTGAGTGCATCTACAAGCGTTTGTATGATCTTCTAGCCCCAGAAGAACTATTTGTTACTTGTTTGTATACCCGCCGAGGTGGTATTGATATTAACCCGGTTCGTGCTGATAGTGTAAATACTATTAACAAGTATGGCACAAATCTTGTTAACGAGCAACAAGCTAACTTTAAAACACTGAGACAATAAAATGGATAAAAATGTATCAAATGTGATAAAACAGCTTGAGTCTAGAGCTAAAATAGGCCATATTAAATATGGTGTTACTACTGCCGAGCGTACCGACTTAGATCTGCTTCAATGGCTGCAACATTTACAAGAAGAGCTCATGGACGCCTGCGTCTATATTGAGCGAGTAAAAGGAGATTTAAATAATGAATCTACAATCGAGCCTAAATTCCCTTCCCGATTCTAAGAAAGCGGTATCTGTATTATCTGGTGGGTTAGATAGTACTGTAATGACTCACCTATTGACAGAAAAGTATGGAGCAGAAAATGTCTTTGCCCTCTCGTACGACTACGGACAGAAGCAAAAACACGAGCTGGTCAAGGCGAAAGAAACTTGTGACTCTCTCGGTGTTAGCCATACTATCCTGGATCTTAGTATACTTGGTGATATTGTTCGGAATGTATCTGCTAACATTGGTGGTTCATCTGTCGCAATGCCAACCATTCGAGATGTGTTGGGAGACCCTCAACCAAAAACATATGTTCCCTTTCGAAATATGATTCTAAACTCCTTGGCGTTTTCATTTGCGGAAGCCAATGGAGCTGCATATGTGTTTACTGGTCTACAAGTGCATGACGAGTATGGCTATTGGGATACTACGCAGAAGTTCGTAGATACTATGAATACTGTTGCTGCTCAGAATCGTACGCATAGTGTTCAGTTGGTTGCACCGTTCTCACATCTATCTAAGTTTCAAGAGATTGAGATTATGAAAGAAATGGGTAATGTGGATGATCTGGTTCATACACTTACGTGTTATGATCCGAATGACGCTGGTGAATCATGCGGTGTTTGCCCTTCATGTTCAGAACGTATTATGAATTTCGCTAAAGCTAATTTAGTCGATCCTATTCCGTATTCAAGGTCTATTCCTTGGTGTGATATTATTGAACAACAGACGGGAATCCGCTAATGTGTGCTATTTCAGGATCATACTATACTGATAAACTCCGTGAGTTGGTAGTGTTGAACTCGTATAGAGGTCAGCACTCCCACTCTATTTCCTATTACAACAGGGATAAACAAACTCTAGAAACTACAAAAAAACTTGGATCTGTGGATCTAGAGAGCATAAATATACCAGAAGGACACTACGGCATTTGCCATACACAAGCGCCTACCACAGACGCGAAAGATGTCCAATCTATCCATCCTGCTATTACTGAATATAATAACCGCGTTCATGCCTTGTGGCATAACGGTATTATCAAAAACAAAGACGTAGAACGTCTACAAGAAGCATACGGTAAGGATATTAAGTGGGATACACAACTTCTACTTGAACATATGGTAAGAAACGGTACTCCCGACGGTATAGATGGTACGTTTAGTTGCTTGTGGTGCAAGCCAACTAAGTTCGAAGGGCAGAGTGAACTATTCCTCTTCCGTAACGACATTTCTCCAATGTTTATTGATAACGATTTAAATATCTCCTCTACTAAATTTGAGGGCTCACGTTCAACCCCAGCGAATCAAGTCTGTAGGTTGGATATCGATTTTGAAGTACTTGTAACACATGGACCTTTTAGTACAAAAGAGAATCCATATTATTTCTGGGATTAATAATTATGAAACATATTCGCGGACCTTATACAAGGTCATCACTTACAAACGTTCAGGAAGGTGACGTTCAACCTAACGCTGTAGATTTACGCGTCAAGGAAATCTTCCAAATTCTACCACAGACGTTTACTATCACCGAAGATGAGAAGCATCATAGAGGCTCTGTTCCTCTAAAGGCAGATAGCCTTGGCTTCTTTACGTTGATGGCTGGGACGTCTTACGAAGTGGTTATGGAAAATATTATCACTGTCGGGCCCGGTGAAGCAGGATGGGTGATCACTCGCTCTACTCTTAACCGCAATGGCGTGTTCCTCACCTCAGGGCTATACGATACTGGCTACCATGGCGTTATGGCAGCTGCAATGCATGTCACGTCAGGTCCGATGAGAATCAAAGCTGGTACACGTATTGGTCAGTATTTGTCATTCGACGCTGAAGCTCTTCACGAGTATAATGGCTCGTATGGTATCGGTACAGAAGACGATGCAAAATATACTCCAGTACAAGCAACTGCAGCTGATATCATGGATATCAGCAAGTTAACTGAAGGTCCTAAGCACGAATCAGTTGATACTGGTGCGTATGGTGCAAATATTCCTAAGGGGACATACTAATATGGAAATTAAAGTCCCTATCGAAACCCTAAGAGGGCGAAAGCTCTTTATTGCAACGCCAATGTATGGAGGAGCTTGTGCTGGTATGTTTACCCGCTCTATTGCCGATCTTTCTGCATTGTGCACACACTACGGAATCCAAGTACGCTTCTACTTCCTGTTTAACGAATCTCTGATTACCCGAGCAAGAAACTACTGCGCAGATGAATTCCTACGCTCAGGCGATTCACATCTAATGTTTATTGACTCTGACATTGGCTTCAACGCTAATGATGTCATCGCTTTGATGGCTCTTCAGTCAGATAATCCAGACGAAGATGAATATGATATCATCGCTGGTCCTTATCCTAAGAAGTGTATCTCATGGGAAAAGATTAAGATCGCTGTCGATAAAGGCTTTGCTGACGAAGACCCACAGAACCTTGAGAAGTATGTTGGTGACTACGTCTTTAATCCAACTGAGAGCGGCGGTATTCGTCTCGATCAGCCGGTTGAAGTCCTTGAAGCTGGCACTGGCTTTATGATGATTCGTCGTAATACATTCTTGAAGTTCCAAGAAGCGTACCCGCATCAGGATTATAAGCCAGATCACGTACGCACAGAACACTTTGATGGCTCACGCGAGATTACAGCTTTCTTTGATACACCTATCGATCACAAGCGTTCGAATATAAATAATGAACTGCGTGAGTATATGGATGCTAATCCAGAAGCAACACACGACGACATTCATAAGTTTGTGGTTGATCCTAATAACGGAATGAAAGAATACAGCAAGCGATATCTATCTGAAGACTATATGTTCTGTCAGTGGGTACGTAAAGCTGGTATGAAGGTATGGTTCGCCCCATGGATGAATCTACAGCATGTGGGTATGTATGTCTTCGGCGGGACATTGTCCGATCTAGCACAAATCGGTGCATCAGCAACAGCAGATGTAAATTCACTGAAGAAGAAAAAGAAGTAACCTAAGGAATATATAATTATGAAATTTAGTGCAAGAACAATCCAAGTACTTCGTAACTTCTCTACGATCCATCAGTCGATTCTATTTAATCCTGGAAAGCAGATTAAGTCGATCTCTCAATCAAAGACAATTATGGCACGAGCCACGATTGATACCGAGATTGAGAAGGCATTTGCTATCTATGACCTACCTCAATTCCTCAGTGCCATCTCATTATTTGATGATCCTGAACTTGAAGTAGGGGATCGTGCGATGACTATTCGTAGCGGTAAAGAAAAGCTGAACTATACGTTTAGTGAGCCGAGTTTGATCCTTGCTCCACCGGAAAGAGAGATCACTCTCCCGACATGTGAAGTACATTTCGAATTGAAGCACGAAGCACTGGTACGAGTCCAAAAGGCTCTAGGTATTATTGGAGCACCTGAAATTGCTGTAACTGGTGATGATGGCGTTATCTATATCGAAGCTCTTAACTCTAAGAATACATCTGACTCTACCTATCGCGTAGAAGTCGGTGAGACAGATAAGACATTCCGCTTCATCTTCCTAGCTGAGAATATTAAGCTAGATCAAGGCGATTATGCTGTATCGATCTCTTCAAAGGGACTCTCGCACTTTAAGGGAATGCAAAACGATATTGAATACTGGATTGCTGTTGAAGCGACATCTACATATGGGGAGGCTGAATAATGGGTGTTAGCACACACATTGTAGTTGTGTATGGTATTGAGCACAAGTGGGATGACAAATGGTATGAAGCACTTGAAAAATACTATGAAACCACAAAACAGCCTGAAAGTGAAGATCACTTTAAGTTCTTCAACAAGTGGGCAGTAATGGACTATATGTCAGGCGAGAACTTCTACATCGGCAAACTGTTGGGATATTCACCGGATATGCGTTGGGAGAGTCCATATATTAATATGTCAATCAGTGAAAAAGACTTGCCTAAATTACAAAGAGAATATATACTTGAATTTAATAAGCAATTCCCTGAGTTCATGCGCTTATTAACCCATGAAGAATGGAAGATCCATGTATTCGCCCACTACATTTAGGATATATTATGTTAGAAGAATTCCTTTGGACCGAAGCTTATCGTCCTAAAACAATTGAAGATACTATTCTTCCAGAAGAACTTAAACAAACGTTTCAGGATTTTGTAAAGCAGGGTAGTATTCCTAACCTGCTTCTGTCTGGCTCTGCCGGTTGTGGTAAGACAACCGTTGCACGAGCTATGTTGGAAGAGCTTGGTTGTGACTATATCGTCATTAACGGATCTATGAATGGCAACATTGATACGCTACGTAATGAGATTAAGAACTTTGCTTCGTCCGTTTCGCTTACCGGTGGTCGTAAATATGTTATCCTCGACGAGGCTGACTATCTCAATGCAAACTCTACACAACCAGCTCTTCGTAACTTTATGGAAGAGTTCTCTAAGAACTGTGGCTTTATTCTGACGTGTAACTTCAAGAATAAGATTATCGAGCCACTTCACTCTCGTTGCTCTGTAGTCGACTTTAAGATTACAAAGAAAGAGACTGGTGTGCTGGCGATGCAGTTCATGAAGCGGATGCTATTCATTCTCGACAAAGAGAATGTTGAGTATGATAAAGCTGTTGTTGCTGAGGTGATTAAAAAGCATTACCCTGATTGGCGCCGTGTCATTAACGAGATACAGCGCTATAGTTCTACGGGTAAGATTGACTCAGGTCTGCTTGTTAATCTGAAAGAAGAAACACTCACTACTCTTGTGAAATACTTGAAAGAGCGTAATTTTACCTCTATGCGTAAGTGGGTAGGTGAAAATATTGATAACGATCCGGCTGCTCTGTATCGTATGTTGTATGATACGTCTAATCAATACATCGAAAAGAAAGCTATTCCTCAGCTAGTAATTATCTTAGCCAAATATCAATACCAGCAAGCATTCGTTGCTGATGCTGAGATTAACTTGGTAGCATGTCTAACTGAAGTAATGGTCGATTGTACTTTTGTCTAGGATGATTAATAAAGATTATCATATTTAATTAAGTAATTAAGTAATTATAAGGAATATGCATGTTAGTTTCTCCGCTCGATCAATTTATAAGAAATGAACTTTATATGGTTGACTGTCAATTCAAATGAAATGGCCTTTTAAACGTAACAAGTGTAAGCTATGTAAAAAGATAATCAAAGCTAAGCACAAAACTCACGAAGTACGTGTACATACCGGCGAAGGCTTGTTAGAGCTTGACGTATGCTCTGGATGTGCTCACATCCTCGATAAATCAGCTGACGCAATGCTCAAACGCAACGTCAAGGAAGGTAAAGCAGAATGATTGAAATAATGTCTCCAAATGACTATGTAGAAGAGATTCAGGATAGAAGGTCAATCTTTCTCGCTGGAAGCATCGAGATGGGTAAGGCTACTAATTGGCAAGAGCAACTACGTAACGAGTTGATGGGTGTAAAAGAATTGCTCATTCTCAATCCACGTAGAGAAGATTGGGATTCTTCTTGGGTTCAAGATATCTCTGATTCTAATTTTGCTACTCAAGTAGAATGGGAATTGAATAGTATTGATTGCGTTGACATGGTTGTGATTTACTTCGAGCCGGGAACGCAAAGCCCTATCACACTTATGGAGCTGGGTTATGTCGCAGGTCGGTGTAGTAATGTTATTGTATGTTGTCCAGAAGGATTTTGGCGACGTGGTAATGTTCAGATTATGTGTGAGCGGTTCGGGATCCCCCTGCTAAATACCAAAGAAGAGTTTATAGCAGCTATTAAAAGCGAGCTAAAAGTACTCTCTTAATCTTAATTATGTGAGAGTTTATATTATGGATGTTTTTGCTTTTGTTAACGCAATTAACTTTAATAAAAAAGATTTAATGACAGATACGGAGAATGACGCGTTAGCAGAGAAAAGCTACGTGCCATACATCATTAACCGTACACTATCCTACTTCCCTGATACTATTATGTATGCAAATGACATGAATATGCATGCTGACCTTGATAACAAGCTACAATTTGATTATTTGTTAAACTCGATCAGACCTAAGAAAAGATTTTCTAAATGGACAAAGCGACCGAAAGATGCTGATATAAATGCAGTAATCGAGTATTACAAGGTATCAATTAGTAAGGCTGAAGATATCATTAGAGTATTGAGTAATGATCAGATCATAGAGATTAAAAGAAGATTAAATAAGGGAGGTATATAATTTACATTTATCACCATGGTAACGAGTATAAGTTTGAAGATTATCAATCATACCAAAAGTCCTTATCTAATAAATAGCGTTAGACCCAAGAAAAGATTTTCTAAATGGGTGAAGCGACCGAAAGATAGTGACTTTGATGCCATCAAAGAGTATTACAAGTACAACAATACACAATGTGAATCAGCCTTGTCACTTCTTTCTCAAGAACAAATTATAGAGATTAAAAGAAGATTAGATAAGGGCGGAAGACCATGAGTGTAGTAGATACATTATTAGAAATAACATTGAAGAAGGAAGATGACTTCCTAAAGATTCGCGAAACATTGACACGCATTGGTGTTGCCAGCCGTAAAGATAAAACGCTCTATCAATCCTGCCATATCCTGCATAAGCAAGGCAAGTTTTATATCGTGCACTTTAAAGAGATGTTCGCGCTTGATAATAAACCAACCAATTTTACTGAAGAAGATCTAGGTCGACGCAACACAATCGCTCATCTATTAGAAGAGTGGGGACTGTTAGATATTGTCGATGATTCTAAATCCGATTCACCAAGAACAACTTTGAACCAGATCAAGATCCTGCCTCATAAGGAAAAGGATGATTGGACGCTCGTTCAGAAATACAACATCGGACGTAAAACTTAACTGTTGCACTTATTATTAT